TATCCGTTGCACAACCAGCTTCAAATTCTCCTAAACCACCTGATTGGATATTGGGCAGAGGACACAAACAATATACTCATGCCCAATATCTAGTCGGGATTGGTTTTTCAGAGAAAAATACTGTTTCGGCAAGTGAGTCTGCAAGGTCAGAGTTATCAAAGAACATTCGTTTTAAGATAGCTTCGATAATGAAAGATTATAATAGTAATGATGGTTCGTTTGTTGAATCTTTTATAAAGACTGAAACAGATGCTATTTTAGAGGGTGTTCAAATAAAAGATGGTTGGTTTGATTCTCAAAAGAAAGTATTTTATTCTTTTGCAGTAGTCAAACGAAAAGATGTACTAGCTACAATACAAGATCAAATTGATACTGTTATGGCTAATAGTCAATTGACTATGAAGCAGGCAGATACATTTTATAATAATAATGAAATTTTAAAGTCACTTGTATATTATTATGATGGGTATAATGAAAGTTCTAATTTATTGCCCTTGTTACGAACCTATAAAACTGTTAGTTTATTTCCAGAAGTTCCAGTAATATCGGCAGATATTCCTTCTGCTATTAATTTTAAGAAAAAAGTTCAAACAATTATTGGTAACATTGAAGTTGAAAAGATAACAGATAATGAGTCTATTCATAGTAAAGATGTATCTTTTGTTGTAAAGATTACATATGATGGAAAGGCTTTGTCGAATTTACCAATTAAATTTCATGGTAATTCATATAATTTTGTTAGTAGAGTTTTAAGTAATGATAATGGTATTTGTGAAGTAAAAACAAATAGTTCAATTATTTTAGATGAAGATAATTTTGCAATTGTGAAAGCAGAAATTGATTTGTTTGCATTGTCAAAACGATTTAATCATAGACTTAAAAAAGATTTGTTCGGTCGTTTAGAAACATTAGATGTTACATTTAAAAAGTTTAAAGAACATAAATTTCAATTTTCTTTAAATAATGCTTCATTATGGAATGGATTTTGGACAGCTAAATCTGCATTTGAAATTGGAGATCAAGTTGTATTTTTTGTAGAGTCTGATGTTGCTGGATATTTAGTAATTGAAACACGCAAGAGTCAAATTGAAATGTCAACTAAGATATTTCCAAATTATATGATGCGCGATAATTATATTGATGAAAATAAAGTATATGGTATTGGTGGCGCTGGTTATGAATTTAAGTTTATTGTTAAGTCACCAGTTGGTAGAGAATTTGTTAAAGCTACATTATATAAAGATGAAGCTTTAACAGATATTGTGAGTGAAAGAACGATTACATATAATATTGTACAAACGATTCTTCCACCTTATGTTTGTGATCCTAGAAAGGAGTTATGTAATGATTGAAATTGTTTTGATTGGTGCTGGTGTATATTTATTTCTTGGGTATGTTGTTGCCCCATTTCTCTAAGGAGTTCAAATGAAACGCTTGTTTAAAGTCGGAAAAGAATATTTTGAGAAAAAAATTGATGCAAAAGTGTATCGAAATAAACTAGAGGGTTATACTCCTGTTAAAGATAAAGAAACAGGATTGCCTGCTAAACACAATTGGAAGTTTGAGATTAAACGTGGGCCAGATCATTGGCGTGGAGTTAGTAAATAATGTTTCCTATTTTAGGTTTAACAAATAAAGACGGTGAACCAATGTTGATTGGTATATCTGGTAAAGCACAAAGTGGTAAAGACACACTTGGTAAATTCTTGTGTGATGAATATCATTGTATGCATTACTATTTTGCTAAGCCTCTTAAAGAGGGTGCAAAGGTCATGTTTAATTTAACTGATGACCAAATTGCAAACAAAGAAGTTCCAATAGAACCTTGGGGAATGTCCCCGAGGAAAATCTATCAGTTACTTGGTACTGAAGTTGGCAGAGGTATTGATGTCAATATTTGGATTAAGAATGCTGAGATGTTTGTTAGAAGTGTTGCTGGCCGTACTGTTGTGATTACTGATGTACGATTTGACAATGAAGCTCATTGGATACATAGTAGGGGTGGAGCTGTTATAAATATAGTTAGAGAACAAACTGATATTTATGAGAATAAACATTCAAGTGAAGGTGGTCTAAAACCAGACAATGTTGATTTGTATGTTCACAATAATGGTACAATAGAAGATATGTGTAATCATGTTAAATATATGATTCAAGAAGGAATTGCTGTATAATCTTAGAGTGAAAGTTTTTTAGGACGGGGGTTCGATTCCCCCCGCCTCCACCAAATTCTAAAGGCCTACTATAATGAATTACCAAAGGGGGGCGACTAGGTTTCGACTGGATAATGGAAACTGTAAGACAGCACGGAGAAGAATGATGGCTCCGTTATCAATCATTCAAACTATAATTGCTAATGATTACGATTTAGCATTAGCTGCATAAGCGGCTTTGGGTCCGAGGGTACCTCGAAACAGAAACCCTCACCTTTTTCCTTGTATTTTAATTCTCGTTATGTTATAATGAGATGTTGTTATGGTGAATGAGTAATAGTATTAATAGTATATTCATCATGTTTTTGTTAATCTTCTTAAGGAGATGTTTATGGGTATGACACCAAAACATGGTCAGCCACGAACTGGCCGTAAGTATGCTCGCAAGATGACTCGCGCAGAGTGTGAGCTTACTGATTTACCTCGTTGGGTTCAGATTTATACGAGCCCTGCTACTGGTCAATGTGCGTTTAAGAACGCAGACATTGTCGGTGGTGTAAAGACCGTAAATTCTATTCGACGCAAGTTGAATAAATTTTGGGGAGTGTAATCCGGTTGGTGTTTGGGGCTTCGGCCCCTCTCACCTATTTTTCTTATGAAATGGACTAAAGAACAATTAATAGAAGGATCACTATCATTAGTTAGAATGAAATCACAACTAGCTATGATAGAAAAGAAAGTTAAAGACAAAGGTATACGAATGACTTTTAGTGATAGATTAAAGTTTAACAAAATCTATCACCCAATAAAGAAAAAGATAACTGATATGGACAACGAATTTTTATTGAATGTAGCTGGTAATGGTGTGGAGGGAGAATGTGATGATTCGGAACCTCCTCTGTCAAATAAAGAAAAGCAAATACTCAAAGATACTGTTTAGACTTTATATTGGATGGTCTATTGTTGCAGACTTAACATTAGTGGGTGGAATTGTTTGGGGACTTATTTATTTTTGGTGATATTATGTTGGAATTATTCATTATATATCCAGTAGCAGTTTATGTGGTAGGGGGTATAGTTTATTACTTGGTGAATTGATATGAAGAAGTTATTTTTGTTATGTTTAGTTTTGGTTGTTTGTAGTGCTTTTAAGAGGGTAACTTATGTGCCGCATCCTTATGACTATAAAGATGAAGTTAAGTGTCTGGCTCAGAATATTTACTTTGAAGCTAGAGATCAAACGACTAAGGGCCAGATTGCTGTCGCACTTGTTACGATAAATCGTGTAGAAAGTAAGAAATTTCCTAATAGTATATGTAAAGTTATTCATCAAGCTAGTCGATATAGAGATGGTAGACTAAAAAAACATAAGTGTCATTTTTCTTGGTATTGTGATGGACTATCAGATACACCAAGAGATCGAATAGCATGGAAAGTATCAAAGACTATTGCACGAGCTATGTTAAGAAAGACAGGTGCTAGTATTAAACATTTTGGTAAGAAGTGGAACATGGAAGATTTTCTTAATGGTGCTAAATATTATCATAGGATAGATGTGAATCCATATTGGAATAGTAGAATGATTAAGGTGAAGGTTATTGGCGATCATGTGTTTTGGAAAGATTATGTCAACGAATAGGGAGTTCATAGATGTCGAAAGAGGACAAAAAAGTAACTACACAGACGCCATCAGTAGAAGAATGTGGTATATTTCTTTTGATGGATGAGATAAGTGATGCGACCTGTAAAGATGTTATTCAATTTATTATTTCAAAGAATCTGGTAAAACCATATCCAAAGTATTTGCAGTTGATTATTAATTCTGCAGGTGGTGATTTACAAGCAGCATTTGCTGTTATAGATACTATGAAGGGGAGTGCAATTCCAGTTTATACAGTTGGACTTGGTTGTGTCGCATCAGCAGCAGTATTGATATTCATAGCTGGTGAGAAAGGTAAGAGAGTCTTGACACCAAATACTTCTATACTTTCTCATCAATACTCTTGGGGGACTTATGGAAAAGAACATGAATTGATTGCTACTACCAGAGAATATGAATTGACTACTCAACGAATGTTAAAACATTATAAGAAGTGTACGGGACTTACTGAGAAGAAAATTCGTGAACACTTGTTACCAGCACAAGATATTTGGTTAAGTGCAACTGAAGCAAAAAAGTTTGGAATTTGTGATAGCATTAAAACAGTTTATTAAGGGAAGTTATGAGATTATTTGATTTTGGTATAATACTGGCAATAGTTATGTTACCTTGGTTAGTTTATAGTATATGGATTACACCATAGATATGACTATTGATTTAAATTTAACGATTGAACAAATAGTAAAAGATAAAGAATTATCTTACATGGATGCAGTTTTATATCATGCACAATCTTTGGAACTTGAACCAGAGGCTATGGCAAAAATGTTAAATCAATCCATTAAAGATAAAATAGAAGTTGAGGCTCAGAGCCTTAATATGTTGAAAAAAACATCAAAACTTCCATTATAGAAAGGAGTCTGGAAGTCTATATGATGATACTAAGTAATACAAATAATATAACGAAATAAGGAGTACTAAGTATGGCAAGTTTTAAAGAAATGAAAAAGAACCGCATGGCTAATTTGGAATCTCTTTCCAAACAAGTCGAGAAACTCGCAGAAAAACCTTCGTATGAAGATGAACGAATCTGGAAACTAGAACGAGATAAAACTGGTAATGGTTATGCAGTAATTCGTTTTCTCCCCGCCAAAGAAGGTGAAGATGTACCTTGGCAACGTATTTGGACACATGGCTTCAAAGGGCCAGGTGGTTGGTACATTGAAAACTCTTTAACAACTCTCGGTAAAGATGATCCTGTATCAAAAGCTAACACAGCTTTGTGGAACTCTGGTATTGATTCTGATAAGAATATAGCTAGAGAACGCAGACGCAAATTGAATTACTA